TCAGCCGCTTACAGTGCCGGTCTTGTCGGCCGCCTGGTCTGCGTGTGAAACCGGTGTGAATGCGCCGGCGCGCTGGAAGTTCTTCGGAATGAACTTGCCGTAGATCTTGAACACCATCTCGACATCGGTGTGGCCGAGCTGGTCTGCAATGTACCAGGGATTCGCGCCGGCCGTCAGCCGGGTGCTGGCATAGGTATGCCGCATCTGGTACGGGTTGCGGTAGCGGACGCCGGCGCGCTTACACAGGGGCAGCCAGAGGGATTTCCGGATCTGCGCGTCGGATGCCCACGGCTCGTTCTTGCGCGGGTCGTGCCAGATCCGGCCGCCGGCCAGGAAGGTGAACGCCTTCTGGGCCTTGAGTGCCGCCAGCGCCAGGGGCGACAGGTCCACATCACGTATGCCCGCCTGCGTCTTCGGCGCCTTGCGCACCTGGGCGGCCTTGCCTTCAACCATGCCCGTGACGATGTTGTCGTCGATGCGCACGCGCCCATGCACCCAGTCCACGCTCGACCATTCCACCGCCTGAATTTCGCCTGGGCGTAATCCCGCCTCGAACCAGAACTGGATCAGGGGCAGCTCGTCGGCCCGCGCCGCCTTGCACAGCGCGGCGACCTCATCCATGTCGAACGGGTCGACCTCGTAGTTGCTCTTGGTGGCCGTCTGCTTGATCAGCTTCCCCAGGGCGATCCGGTCCAGTGGGTTGCTGTCCAGCAGCTCGTCGTTCACCGCGTCATCTAGCACCGACCGCAACGGCGTCAGGCGGTTTCGCACCGTCTTGCCCGTGACGCCCATGCCGGCAATCCAGGCGCGCAAGTCGGCCGGCGCCAGTTCGTTGACGGGAGTGTCGCCCCAGCGCGGGCGCAGGTAGTGTTTGATGGCCTTGGCATAGCCCAGCAGCGTGGACGCGGAGATGCTGCCGTTGGCGGCCTGCTTCTCGTATAGCGCGAGCTGGGCATCGAGCAGCGCGCCCAGCAGCAGCTTGGCACCAGGAATTGCGGTCGGGCTCGGCTCCATCCGGGCCGCTGCCGGAGAGTCCGGGAAGTAGGCGCGATAGCTGAACGTGCCATCGGTGATCTTCCGTCGGATTTCGGCGCGCAGGCCGGCCGCGTACTCCATATAGGATTTCGTCACCTTGCCCGCGGGCAGCAGCTCGCGGCACTGCTCGCCGCGGTAGCTGAAGGCGATCTGCAGGCGCGGGCCGTCCTTCAGTTCCCGGATGGTCACGCCGCGCGGCGGCTTTGGCTCTGATCCTGCTCGACCCATTTGTCGACTTCCTCCAGGTTGATCCAAAGGCAACCGTCAGCCGCCTTCTTATAGTGAACGCCTTCGGTCCAGATCTTCCGGCGATTTTTAGCATAGATGGCGTCCGGGGTATCGCCGGACAGCTCACAGTATTTATTGATCTTGACCCACTTCATCGCCGTTCTGGCGGGCGAGGCAGGGGCCGGTGCTTGGTGTTGGGCTGCGTGTGCCATCTATTCCTCCTGATCTTCCTTTTCGATTTCTCGGGCCAGCCAGCGGTGCAGGGCCAGGGCCAGCACCACGACGGCGCCCACGGCGAGGCCCAGCAAGGCGAGGTAGGGCAGGTCAGGCATGGTTGGCCTTCTGCATCTTGGCGCCGATCTCGGCGGCGGCACGGACGATGGCGCGGCGGGTGGCGGCATAGGCGTCTGTGCCGTGCTGTTCTGCTGCGGTGTCCAGATTGCCGCCTAACGCGCGTGTATCTCGTTCGTGGATGTAGACCTCAAGCCGCAGCTTCACCGCCAGCCGCAGCGCGTCGCCGTCGTCGGCGAGGGGAAGCCAAGTTTTTCTCTCGTCGCTGCCGCGATGGGAATAGGTGAAGAATCCGCCGGGACACGGCTCCCAACCGCCAAGGCGCATCCCCGCCGCCTTCGCCGCCAGCTCCAACAGTTCGCGGTCAGTTCGCATTACCATCCTCCTTGCGCGCGGCCAGGGCGGCGCGGGCACGGCGAAAATCTCCGAGAGTGATGCTTTTCCCGGTGCGGTGGAAATACAGCATCACTTCGTCGTCGTCCTTGCCTTGAAACACGGTTCCGACCAGGTCGGCTTCCTCCACCCCGGCAAAAGGGCGCAAGGCTTCAGCGAGATCCCCGCGTTGTTCCAGATAGAAATTCTGCAACAACCGCGCAGCCTCTCGCATTTCCGGCCGGCTGGGGTTACCTCCCATCAGACCATCGGCAAGACTCCGGATGTTTTCTAGAAATCCTTCCGTTGCCGTCCCGCTGCATCGCCGGTGGTCGGTGCGGGCAGCGACAACAACATCCTTGAGAGACCCGCAATGCAGCCCACTGACCATTGTGCGGGTGGTCGAATTGAGCGAATAACTGAAGCTCACGTTCTCGGCATGATTCCACATCCAGCGCCAGCACTTCGCGTCTTCGGCATCCAGGCTGTCGTCTGCGCGCTGCTGACGGTCGGCCAGGACGGCTTCCTTGGCGTAGGAGGTCATCTGCGAACCGGCGAACATGGCGTGACGGCGGTGCGCAGTAGGATGAGGCAGCGGTGGCAGCGCCACATCGTCCCCACCATCTGCCACCGTGGGCGCGGAGGTGGACTTGAGAGTTTCGATGGCCTTCGCAATGTCAGGCAAATACACCGCATCGTCACCCTCATGCAGAGTGGTGACAGCTTCTATCGCCTCCTCCAGCGCCGCATTGCGCACGTCCTCGGAGCTGTCCCTGGCCGCTGCTGCCGCGTACACATCAGGATGCAGCCCTGCCGGGTGCAGCGTCCAACGCCATCCAGCAGGGGCCTGGGGCGCGGCATCCGCAAAGCACAGGGCGCGGACAGGCATATTTCGTTGCTCAGCGTAGATTCGCGCGGCGGCCAGAACGTCAGGGCGGAAATAATCTTTCCCAACTAGGTAGCCAGCAACCGCCTCCCCGGCTACAGAGCTGGCCTGGGGCGCGGCATAGAGCGGCAGTTTCAGGCAGCCGAACGAAGCGGTGTCGCCGGGGTCCGTCGTCACGATGCGTTTGAGCTGGTGCGTATCGCTTGCGTAGACCATCCACGCCACCGGCCGCGCCTCCCCGGTCACAGGGGCGCTTGCCAGGGCGGCGCGGGCTTGCCAGACCCTCCACCCGTGTTCGACAGGCCATTTCACATAGTCGCCGGTGTCCAAGCGCTCGTAGGCATCACTGCGGCGGTACTGCCCGTGCATGGAGTTCCAGGTTTCAAACGCCTCCCGCTCATCGGCTACAGGGGCGCGCAGCTTGGATAGGGCGGACAGCGCCTTGTGCGCTTCGTACATGAGCAGCGTGACGCTGTTCTCGCCGCCGTGGCGGCCAATCCACTGCGCCAAGCTGGCGATGACAGTCTCGGGGCTGTCGTAGCCGTGGCGCTGGATCACAGCGTTGACGTACTCATCGCTCAGCGGGTCTTGCTGTACCGCCTGGGCGGCTTGGGTGGGGGTGGTCATGGAATTCAATCTCCACACATACAGTCGGCCAGGGCCTCATCCTCGCTTTCGACGTGAGGCAGGAGGTTCTGGCGGGATTGGAATTCGGCCTCGCGGGCAAGTTCGCTATAGCGCGGGCGATCAGATCGAAATGTGCCCCCCACGGGGCGGGATTCCTGAGCTGCCCACCAGATGTGGCGATGCGGCTCGCGGCGGATGGCCGCCACAATCTTGGCTCGCGACTTTAGAAAGCACAGGTCGCAGTTCCCGAGGTCGCCGGCTGGATCAAGCCGAAGATCGAAGGCTTGGTTGCGCCAGAAGGCCAGCACATCGGCCTTTCGAACGCCTGCGCGGGCCAACGGTAGGTAGGGAATCCCAGCGCTGTTATCCCGCTTGGGATTGCCCAGCCTGGCAACGCGGCGCGGCTCGTCGGCGCGGATACCCATCACGGAATCCCACTCTACATAGCCCTGGCTCAGCATCCAGGCCCTGCTAGTCTTAATTTTGAGGTTTGCGGTGCATACGCGTGCCACCGGGTTCGGCGTGAATCCAAGGGTTTCGATCAGGCGCTGGAATGGTTCGCCCTCCCGGCTGGCGGTACTAAAATCCACGATCCGGTAAAGGCAGCGCGAACGGCTACCGTTTTCGAAGCCGTCCCATTCCATCCAGGTGATGGGAACGCCCCAGCGCCGCCCGCATTCCTCGATAAACTCCAGCGTTTCTTCCCTTTCCTTGCCCGTGTTCTGGAAGGAGACATGGACGTCGGGCGGCAGCTTGCCGGCATGAGCGTCCAATATCTGGCGAAGCATGTAGCCGCTGGTTCGGCCGCCGCTGAATTGGATGATGGCCGGCCCTTCGATGCGGTAGGAGTCCATGCTTACCTCCCCTTGTCCCACCGGCTCGCATTCGTGCCGGCGGGGTTGCCGCTGGAGCGGCGCTTGATCCATCCCCACATCGCGCGCGGGGCGTACAGGATGGCCAGCAGCAGGACCAGCGGCCAGGAGCGCTTACCGTCCATGGTCGGGCCCCTTTGCGCTGGTGGTGGGCTGGGCGGCGCGGTCGATGGTGTCGGCGATGCTTCGCATGTGCTTGGCAGCGCATGCGTTGCAAACAACACCGTTGTCAATCACATAGGAAATCGACAGGCGCATCGAGATAGCCAACGTGGCGCTCACATCGCGGTCGCTCCACAGCGTCGCAACATGGCCGGCGAAAACGGACGCCTTGGGAACATCCTTGCGACATACATCGCACTCGTAGGCCGTAGTGGTGGTCCTCTTGATGCCCATCACTCGTCCCCCTTGCGCTGCTGGGCGGCCAGACGCTGGCGCAGCTTGGTGATGTGTCCGCGCAGGGATCGGTTGCTGTGCCTGAGCTGATCGACGCTGGCCGCGCTGCGCTCGTACATGCCCTTGTACGCATCGAGCTCGCGCATCAGCTCGGCGTGCCGGTGGGCCATCTTCTCGGTGGCGTCTGCGATGCGCTGGAGGCTGCCAGCGTTGATCTGCTCCAGGCTGGCTGCGTCGCCTTGGGTAACCCAGCGCAACCGGCTTTGTTCGATGAGTGATTTGCTCATACCTCGCCTCCCTGGCCCTGCTGGGCGGCGGGGAGAAGTTGCAGGCGCCATTCGGCGATCTTGGCTTCGCAGTTCTGGGCGTCCCGGACGTACTCGCCGACGCGGCACTGCGCCTGCAGGATGGCGAGCTGGTCTCGTCGTCCGACCGGCTGCGCCTTCAAGACGGCCACCTCGGCGCGCTTCATCTTCGCCAGATCCCGGAAGTGCCGGGCTTCAGCACGCAGGCGGGCGATCTCGTCTTTGACGGTGCCGTGCATCATGCTTTGCTCCCTTTGCCCTGCTGGGCGGCGACAAGATCGACCACCGCGTCGAACTGTTCCGGCGTCGGGTACTGGCCCACCTCGATGCCGACTTCTCGGCTCGCTTCCGCCATGAGGGCGTAACCGTTCTCTTTGTCCGCTGCTACCTGGCGGACGGTTCGGTACCGCCCCGCATCCCGCGCATCGTCCTCTCCCTGCACGCTGAAACTCGCGCTCTCGGCATCGAGAACACGCTGCAGGGCAGTTGCGGGGCCGCCGTAGCCACAGCCGCGTAGCAGGCCTACCGCGCCGGTCAGCTCGAAGCGGTCGGACGCGCTGATGGTGAAGCGGGACGGGGTGTCGTCGGTAGCGGGAGCGGACAAGCGGGCGCGCGCCTGCCAGCCATTCCAGGCGTGGTCGACCCAGAAATCGTCGTACTGCTGGCCTATGCGAGCCAACGGCATCTTCTTCTTTTCGGCCCACGCCTCGAACGCCTGGCGCTCGTCCTGCGCATCCCCAGGCGCTACAGCGGCGGGGGAGCCAGGGGCGGCGGGGAGAGGCTGCCAGTGGGTGGGCGCTTCGCTGCCGTCCAGGCGGGTGGCGTCCGGCCACTGTGTGAACCAGTCCTTGGCGAACAGCGTCTCTTCGTCCATGGCGTCAAGCTCGTCCTGGGTCATCGGGAAGGCGTCGGCCGACGTGTAGCTGGCGATGAACTGGCCGCAGTCGTGACGCCACGCCAGGATCTCGGTGCCGTCCTTCGGCGCTGATTCAATCGGCATCCAGGCGCTACGCACCGCCGCGTTATGCTCCGCGCGCCGCTGGCCTTCCTCGACGCCGGCGAACCACGTTTCCTGCTCGCGCTCGGTGTTGCCCGTGCGGGCCTGGGTGGCGTCGCCGGTGATGCGGTCGATGCCCTCCTGCGGGCCGGGGTGGACTTGGTTCATCGGGTCGTAGGGCATAGATAACTCCAGGCAATAGGGGGGCAGCCCGCTCAGCATTTGCTGCGGGCTCCAGGGTGGTTGGTGGGGGCTGGCGGGCTGCTGGGAGCTACTTGATAGCGAGACGCACGCCGGGAATTACCTCGCATCCAGGAACCTTATGGCCCTCAATGATGGCTTTGTAGATAAGGTTCTTGTCGGGCTGCGGCTCAGGGATTGGCGGACTGATCAGATATTCCTTGGGAAGCAATTCAGGATGACTGATCAGGACAGAGCCTTTTGCGCCTTGAACTGATACCGTGAAGGTGCCCGCTTGAACGCGCTTCTCGCCAGCAGCCTGCAGGCCATCTAACAGCATGGACTTCATGCGCTTTACGGCGCTATCGGCGGATTTGATGAGACTTTCGAACCGTTCCTTTTCCCGCTTATAGGCCTCAATCTCCGCTTCCTTTTCGCGCAGGACGATGCAGTAGGTTTCTACCTTGCTTGACAGATCACTTTCCGCTTCCAAAGTATCCGCCACGGCTTCTTCATCCAGTCCCATTGCACGCAGGCGTTCCGCTAGGCCGCGATGCTGAGGTGCGATTTCGTACAAAGTCGCCATGGCTTAATCTCCCCAAGGGTCGGCAGGGTTCTCGCTTTGCGCATGATGATTGGTGGACGGTGTGCGAGGTCGCGATTGCAGCGGTTTATCTTGCAGGCCGTCCAGTACTTTTGGCAGCATTTCCGGTGTAGTCTTCCCATCGAGCAGTTCCACCGCCATCAGTTCGGTTTCGGCATGGAATGGCGCGTAGATGCTGAATTTGTAGCCCAAGGTGCCGTTGCTCTTTTGGTATTCCTCACGCTGGAGCAGCAGGCCAATGGATCGGCCATGGAGGCCCGGGAAGATGACCGCTTTTTCAGGGCCGTCTTTGCCTTCGACTGTGCCCTCTTTGGAAGTGAGGGTCTTTACCCGAGCGCAGCACATCAGCGCGTCGAGAACCTTCTTTCCGTAGAGTGGCTTCCCGTTCACATCGAACGTCCAGAGTTGGAGATAGTTGGCGGTGCGCCCGTCATCCGCTTCAAAACTGAATTCGACACCTTCGGTTCCCTTCTGGCTGATCACCTGCTTCGCCATCGTGAAAGTGCCCTTGTACTTCCCGGTGGCGTCGATAAAACTGCTGGCTCCAGCTTGGCGGGCGGAATCTTCGTCAAAGTCGTATTTGCGCATGTCGTGTCTCGATTAGGCGGGTTGAGTGATACCGTAGAACTCGCAGATAGCAGCATCAACAGCCGCGAGGTCATTTGGGATGTGCATGCTGTCGAACATGCCAGGAGGTGATTTACAGCAGTCCTGCCCATTGCTTTGGGTTGAAAAGACGTGCTGGCCGTTGATCTGTTCAGCTCGCAAGACGATGGTGAAGTACCCCTCTGGAACGAGTTTTTCGTCTACCATTTTTCCGACAGTTTTCATTCGGACGTTGCCAAAATCGTCCGTCTGCGTGTGCGCCATGATGTAGACGCGTTTTTGGTCGGGGAGGTCGCCGGCAGCTTGGAAGATGCTCCATGCGCCATGTCCGATATCCGCGAACTTCTGAAACCCTGTTTCAGTGCTGCGCCGCATTAGTTCGTTGGTCAGGACGGCTTGGTAGTCATCGACAATGATTACATCCCGATCCGTTTTTCGCATTGCCCTTTCGATCAGCTGCGTATCGTCAGTCACAAAACGGGAACCTGCCGTGTTCTCCTTAGTCCTGATGGTCCAATTAGCCGACTTGAAGGGGAGGGGTTTTTTGATGGGCTGGATCAAGGTCACTTGGGTCGGGTTGAAGTTCCGGAGGCTGTATGACTTCCCGCTTCCGGAGTGCCCCAAAATCATGACGGCGATACTCATATTCGTTCTCCTGCAATTCGGGCGATTTGGGTTGAAGTTGCGCTACGACCCGTCCGCGTCCAGCGCGTAAAAATGGCTCAGGCGCGCCTGGCGCGTAGTAGTCTTCAGGTTTCATGGCTGATTCGCCGCATAGGCGGTCTTGCCGCAGCCTTCGCAGGCGGTGAGGGTGGATTGGGCGTCGAGGGTCGGGCCCAGGACGGCCGGCAGGATCAGGCCAGCAGCAGCGCAGGCCAGCGAGAAGGCGCCGGCAATGGCATCGCGGTGAGCGAAGAGGAGGCGGATCATGCGTACACTCCCAGCTGCGCACGGGCCACGCTTTCCTCGGCGCGCGCCACCACAGAGTCGACCAGCTGCTGGCTGTCGAAAGGGTCGTGCACGAAGACCTTCAGCAGGTCCTGGACGTGGGCGAGAAGCTCGGCGGCGCTGATTGCGGACTGGGCGGCGCGGGCGGCCAGCATGGCGTCGGCTATGGCGTAGGCGTGTCTGGCGAAATCTTCGGCCGACCAGGTCGACAAGTCGTCGGCTGCATACCCGCTGGCCGTGGCTAGAGCCTTGGCCGCGAAGTAGTCGCGCAGGGTCATGCCGTCGCATGGCGAATGCCCTTGGTATGACTGCCCTGGATTAAGCGGTATGGGAAACGCCGGGCCGCCGTCGTTGATCGTCGTCATTGCTCGCTCCCCATGCCGCTACGGAAGCGGCGGTAAAAGAACTCGTCTCCGGCCAGCAGCGCAACGAGCGCCAGCGACCACAGGATCAGGTAACTATTCATCCCCGTAGCTCCGTTTCGACTGCATGCTGGATGGCCAATTGGATGCGGCTGGCCCAGGTGTTGGTACTGTTCACAGCGGCCATGAGAAGGAGCATTCGTTCGCCATCCGTGAGGTTGTTGAAGAAGTTCGCTTCTCTCAGTCGAGTAGCCCACCAGAGGGCGTCATGGCCGTCGTGATCCCAAGCGGTTGGGGTGCCCAAGACCTCCATCACGAGATGTGGTGGAGATGTCAGGGTCTCAAGGTGCTCATCACCGTGGCATGTGTCCAT